AAAAGTCCAGGGTAAAGAAGCATTTGTCAATCGGGTAAGAGAGGATCTTGACTTGCAAGAATCAATTAAGTCTAGGTTAAATGACTAACTACAGCATATACGAAGGAAAGTTTCCTTGTAAGACTTGTAAAAAAGAAGTAAAAACAATGAGAGTTTATATGGAAACTGGCATGGCTTCTTGGATGTGTTCAGATAAACATTTGTCAGAAGTCATGTTATTTAAAAAAGGATATAAAAAGGTAAAAAAAAATGACTGAGAAAAGCGAGAGTAAAAGAATTGGTGCCAAACAGCACAAGAATTCTGGACGCAACACTCAAAAAGGTGATGCCTCTTGGAAAACCTTTGTCGTAGACTTTAAAGAGGTAGGTAAATCTTTTACCTTAAACAAAGATGTTTGGGCAAAGGCTACCACCGATGCTATGAAGAATGGCAAAGACCCAGCCATCGTTGTCGTGATAGGCGAGGGTAACTCTAAAGTCAGACTTGCTATAATTGAAATGAGCATACTAGAAGATATGATGGAGGAATAATGGAACAGCAACAGACAACAATAGAGATGGTAAATGGTTTGGCAGAAATAGCAGACTATATGCAGGATGAGGAGTTGACTACAGCCCTTACCTTTATAGCCAAGATCATTATCAAACCAGACATACCACTTAATGTGGCAACAGTTGAAATAGTTCGCTTACAGGCAATCGCTGCAAAGATGTCATTAAAGGCTACATGGATGGCCAATGTTGACAAATCTGACAGGGGAAAGAAGAATCTTTACTATACTGCAGCGGAGTCAATTAACAATCTTGTATCTGCCCTAAAGTATATAATCCGATAATCTGCTATACTTATAGTACTAGAAACGAGATATAATGACAAAAAATTTACTACATACAGTTATGATAAAGCCAGAAGAAAAGCCAGTCCACTCGATGGATGTTGCTGCCCTTGTTGAAAAAATCAGAGAGGGCTATACTATTAACAGAGTAGATAAGCATACAGTCAAAAAGACTTTTGCCCCTTCTACCATTGCCTACGGTCATGGAGAGTGTGCCAGATATTGGTACCTTGCTTTTGATGGACAAACATTTGAAGACAATGCCGATGCATACGCTGCAGCAAATATGACTGCTGGAACATTGTCTCATGCAAGAATTCAGAGTGCAATGATGAACTCTGGAGTTGCAAAAGTATATCGTAATGATGAAAATGAAGCAACAACAGAGTTTAAGATCAGACATGACGACCCACCTATCTTTGGATATGGCGATGTTATGCTTGATTGGCAGGGAGAAGAACTCATTGGTGAAATTAAAACAATGATGAATGAAGGGTTTGAATATAGAAAGGCAGCAGGTAAAGCCAAGACTGGCCACCTAATGCAATTACTTATCTATATGAAAATCTTAAAACGGCCAAAGGGTGTTATGATTTATGAAAACAAAAATAATCATGAACTTCTTTTGATTCCCGTAGATGTAAACGATCATTACCGTCGGTGGGTAGACCAGGCATTTGATTGGATGAGGACAGTTCGAAAGGCATGGGAAAATAAAACTTTACCAGTCAAGAACTATAGGTCCAACTCTAAGATATGCAAGTCATGCCCAATTAGAAAAGCATGTGAGTCTGCAGGACAAGGTGTAATAAAGATTGCACCCCTGGAGATTCTAAGTGAGACATTGTAACTTTTGCGATAAACAATTTTCTCAGTCTGTATCTTACCAGATATATTGCTCTCCCGAATGCAGAGAACTTGCAACAAAAGAAAAAATTGCTGCAAGGTATATGCAATCAAAGAGAATGAAAAGAAAAGGAAAGACAAGGTTGTGCAAATCTTGCTCTATGCCACTGTCGATATACAATGATTTTGCAGTATGCTCATCTTGTTCGGTAAATCCAGAAGCAGTAGTCAAAGCAATTAAAAAGATTAAGGACAAAACAAATGGTAAAAAATAAGTGGGGTCTAGAAATAAAGCCAGAGACTATTTGTGCCATTGACGCTAGTACTAATAGTCTTGCTTTTGCATTATTTTATGAAGACGATCTTGACTCTATAGGAAAAATATATTTTGAAGGAAACAATGTATACGAAAAGGTTATGGATGCTGGTAAAAAGGTAAAAGCATTTTTTGATATTTACGGTGGGTTTGAGGCAATTGTAATTGAGCACACCGTGTTTATGAATAGCCCAAAGACTGCTGCAGATCTTGCATTGGTGCAGGGAGCAATACTTGGATCAGCAGGGCAAACTGGTACAAAGGTTATAGGAAAAGTTTCTCCCATTACTTGGCAAAATTTTATAGGTAATAAAAAAATATCTAAGGATGAACAGTTGTTTATTCGTTCACAAATACCTGGAAAGTCTGAGTCTTACTATAAAGCGCATGAGCGTATGCTTAGAAAAGAAAGAACTATAAAGTTTATTAATACAATCTATGATAGAACTATTACTGATAATGATGTCGCAGATGCGTGTGGCATTGGTCATTGGGCTATAAAAAACTGGGGTAAAGCAATTGGAGTTGACAAATAACATCATGGCTGCTAAACTATATACATCACAAGTTTTTATGCGTAAGCGTTATCTTATGGACAAAAAGACTCCAGAAGAGATTGCAAAGGAGTGTGGGGTAAGCGTGGAAACTATTTATGTGTATCTTGCAAAATTTGGATTAAGGAAGTCTAAACGATGAGTAAAACAAAAAAGATTATTTTAGCAATTACCGTGGCTAGTTCAGTAGGCATAGCCTATGTTGTTAATTCCTTTAAAAACTTTCCAGATATTTTTGACTTAAGTGACGAGGAGGACGAAGATGAGTTCTGAGACACAGTTTACCATTGCTCAAGTTTGTGATGAGATTAAAGAGATGCTGATTGCAAAAAATAAATCTTATGGAGATTCTGCTCTCAATCCTGTTAGAGTTTTTGCTACATCAGACAGTGTAGAGCAACTGCATGTTCGCATTGATGACAAACTTTCTAGAATAACTAGAGGTGGATCTTATGTTGGCGATAATGATTTAGATGACCTAATCGGTTATCTCATACTGCTAAAAATAGCAAGGGAATTAAACAATGTCAACTGAAGATGATCTAGTTAAACATCTTGATCAAGTTAATCAAGTAGTAGAAGAATACCTAAAGGGCAATGACCCTACAGTAATTTCAAAGCAACTGGACATACCAAGAACCAAAGTCGTAACCCTTATTAATGAATGGAAGGTCATGGCATCTGCCAACGACGCTATTCGTGCTCGTGCTAAAGAAGCACTTGCTGCTGCAGATACACACTATAGCAAACTTGTATCTCGCACATACGAAGTTATTGATGAGGCATCAATGACTAATAATCTTAGTGCAAAGACTGCTGCAATTAAACTTGTAATGGACATTGAGTCTAAAAGAATTGACATGCTACAAAAGGCTGGCCTTCTTGAGAACAAAGAACTTGCTGAAGAAATGATAGAGATTGAAAGAAGGCAAGAAGTTCTTGTGGGAATTCTTAGAGACATAGCGTCAGAACATCCTGAAGTAAGAGATATTATTATGCAGCGACTATCTGCTATTGCAAAGCAAAACGAAGTAGTAACGATTGTATCTGAATCAATTAGTGAGCAGTAATGTCAGACTTTGATGATTTTTTAGAAGTTCTTAAAAGCAATCACTTTGAAGAAACCCCAGTAAACGCAAAGACATTTGTTGAGTCTCCAGACTATCTTGGTCAGCCACCACTTTCAGATATTCAATATGACATTGTTGAGGCCATGAGCCAGATATATCGTAAAGAAGATTTGATAGACATAATGGGGCAAGAAGAAGGAACTCGTTATTATGAAAAATACACAAAGAATGAAATCATTCTGCAACTTGGCAAGGGATCTGGAAAAGACTTTACATCAACCGTAGCATGTTCATATATAGTATATAAACTATTGTGCCTTAAAGACCCTGCAAAGTATTTTGGTAAGCCCTCTGGAGATGCTATAGACCTTATCAATGTTGCTATTAACGCACAACAAGCAAAAAATGTTTTCTTTAAAGGTTTTAAATCTAAGATTGAAAAGTCCCCTTGGTTTGCTGGAAAGTATAATGCTAAGGCAGACTCAGTTGAGTTTGATAAATCAATTACTGTTTACTCTGGTCACTCAGAGCGTGAGTCACATGAGGGTTTGAACTTGTTACTTGCAGTGCTTGATGAGATTTCTGGTTTTGCATCTGAGGTTGGAACTGGAAATGAACAAGGAAAGACTGCAGACAACATCTACAAGGCTTTCCGTGGATCAGTAGATTCTCGTTTCCCAGACCTTGGAAAGGTTGTTTTACTTTCGTTCCCAAGATTTCCAGGCGACTTTATTTCAGAAAAGTATGATGCAGTGATTGCTGAAAAAGAATCAGTTGAAAAAACACACGAATTTATAATTAATCCATTACTTCCAGACACGGACCCAGATAATAAGTTTCAAATTTCGTGGGATGAAGATCATATAATCTCATACAAGTATCCAGGAGTGTTTGCACTAAAGAGACCTACATGGGAAGTAAATCCTACTCGCAAGATTGATGACTTTATGATTGCATTTATGACAGACCTTGGAGATGCAATGATGCGCTTTGCATGCGTACCAACTTTTGCTTCTGATGCATTTTTTAAGCAGGCAGAAAAAGTAAGAGCCTGTATGACATTAAGAAACCCAATAGATAACTTTAAAAGATTTGACGAATCATTTAAGCCAGACCCTACTAAAAAATATTATGTTCATGCTGACCTTGCACAAAAACATGATAAGTGTGCGGTAGCAATTGCACACGTAGAAAAATGGGTAAACATACAAGTCATTAATAACTATGAGCAGGTAGCACCTATTGTAGTAGTAGATGCAGTAGCATGGTGGGAGCCAAAGGTGGAAGGCCCAGTTAATCTCTCTGAGGTTAAACAATGGATCCAGAACCTCAGAAGGATAGGGTTTGATGTTGGAATGGTTTCCTTTGACCGTTGGCAATCATTTGATATTCAAAATGAATTAAAGCAGGTTGGAATGAGAACTGATACTGTTTCTGTTGCTAAGAAGCACTACGAAGATATGGCTATGCTTGTCTATGAGGAAAGGCTTGCCATGCCAGCCATAGATTTATTATTTGATGAACTAACCCAATTAAAGATTATGAGAAATGATAAAGTTGACCACCCCCGCAAAAAGTCAAAGGACTTGGCTGATGCTGTGTGTGGAGCAATATTTGGGGCAATATCACATACCCCAAAAAATACAGACACTGAGGTAGAGGTTCATACTTTTAGGGATAGACCTAAGCGAGTTGACGAACTACCTGAGAACGTGATACAATATAAACCTAGCCAGATAGAAGAAATAAAAGACTACCTGGACAGACTAAAAACACTATAAAACAAGGAGAAATAAATTAAATGAACTCATTTAAGAAAATCGCACTAGCCATGGTTGCAGCCATGACTTTGGGCACAATCGTAGCAACACCTGCAAGTGCTGCTGTAATGACAGTTGCTGTAGATCTTGCTGGAACGGCTAACACAACCGCTTCTTCAATTGCTACACCTGCTGCATTGCCAGTCCCTGCAGACAACACAGTTGACGCTGCAGACGCACTTAAGTTCGTCGCAACTGTTGACACAGGAACAGTAGTTTCTGTAGTAGCAACAAATGCAACAATCGTGTCTGCACTACACACAACCGCTGCACCAGTAGGAGCAACATCAGGATCTTCATCTTTGACAATTGCAACTGGTACAGGAACAACAGCAACGTTTTATGTATATACTAAAACGACAGCAATTGGAACAGTTGTTATAACAAACCAAGGTACAACACTCACCTACTATGTACAGGGAACTGCTGGTAAGATTAATACTCTTACAGTATCTGCCCCTGCTTCAGGTGCTGCTGGTACAAAGCAAGACATCTCAGTAACTGCAACAGACACATTTGGTAACAAGGTATCTGCTAAGTCAATTACTGCAACAGTATTTGCTGCTACAGCAACACTAGACACAGCAACAGCAACAACTGGTGCTACACTTTCAGATTTTGGAGTTGCAAAGTTTGTTGCAACACTTCCAGCAACTGGAACACGCTCATTAATTACATTCAGCCCAACAACTGCTGGAGATGCAACAACTGCTGACGTAGTTGGTCTACCTGCTCGTGCACTTGCACCGTTTGCAGAAATCACAGTTCGTGATCTAGTATCAGAACTTGCTGCACAGACTGCTGCTAAGGATGCAGCACTTGCTGCAAAGGCTGCTTCAGATGCTGCACTTGTTAAGGCAACAGCAGAGCACACTGCTCTAATTGCTGCTAAGAATGCAGAACTTGCAAAGTTCAAGGACGACACAACAACAGCAGTTGCTCAGGCAAAGGCTGCTTCAGATAAGGCACTTGCAGATGCAAAGGCTGCTTCAGATGCAGTTATCCTTGCTAAGGATGCAACTATCGCTAAGTTAACAGCAGATAATGCTGCTGCACTTGCTTCTTTGAAGAAGTCATTCAATGCACTTGCTAAGAAGTGGAATACAAAGAATCCAAAGGCTAAGGTTGCTTACGTCAAGTAATTAGTCCAACATTAAAGGGGTTGCCAATTACGGTAGCCCCTTTTTTGTGCAATAAAATGGTATAATCATCCTATCAGACATGTCGTCTGCAAGGGGGAAAGGTAATTAAACGACTACTAAGAATAGTAACAGCCACAGTTCTAGCCTTTGGCTGGCTACTTATAGCCCCCCAGGAAGCCCACTCTGATGATCCACTCACAGTAGCAGCCCAAGAAATACAGGAACTTAACGATAGCGTAGACGATCTTGGCTACAAGGATGAATTTATAGATCTTATAGAGATAGCAGAAAATAAGTTTGCCTCAGCCACAAATGCGAAGGAACTTAAAGATGATGCCTATGATGCCCACGAAGATGCAGTAGAAGCAGAAGCCACAGCCTTAGAAGCAAAGAACCTTGCCCAATCAAATGTGGATGGGCAGACAGCCACAGTAGCCTTGGCCCTTGAACATAAAAACAATGCTCTTGAAGAAAGAAACGATGCACAGGATGCTCTCAGCATAGCCAATATTAATGTTCAAACCACACAATCTAATATGCAGAGTGCTGGAGGAACAGGTTTGGCATACACTGTTTATACTCTTGTTAGGCAGGGTAATGTTGCTACCCCAGGATCTGTTCTTTGTTCTGGCACCTGGAACTCAAACTCTATGCAACTTCCAGTGTGCGGAAATAGATATGAAAACTTTATAGTTAAATTTACTGGACAGATAACAGTCCCTTCATGGTTTACACAAACCTACTTTGCAGGATATACGGATGATGGTTTTAGAATGTATGTTGACGGGCAACTTGCTGTTGATAACTGGGTAGAGCAAGGGACAACTTGGAGCGATTACTCTCCC